CCACGGTCTACGGTCGATTACTAAAGCTAACGCAAAACCTGTGGTACACCCGGTACAAAGACCGGCAAACGCTACAGACTACAGTAAATAACTGGTCTGTAGGTGTACCGCACGATGTGTTTACAGGTGGTACAATGCTGGTACACCCGGTACACCTTCCTGGCACTCGTTTGCACATTCTTTGCACAACCACGGTACTTGTACGCTCCATGTTGCACATGGTGATAGTAGTACATAGGGCAGATGATAGTAGTCGGGCTACAAAAAGAAGGAAGGTAACCATGGGGGATGGTGGCTACCTTCCAAGGGAGGTCAGTCTTCTATGTTTGGATAGTTATGTAACCTATGTAAGAACTCAAAGGATAGGGCTTCAAATTGCTCATCAGTCATCTGAGGAGATTTGACAGCATATAAAGCTTTCTTAGCTCTTTCAATATCTCTATGAGTGGTAGTAACAGGTTGGTTGTATCCATCAGAAAAACCTTTTAGAGAGGAGAGAGCCCCGTTAAGGACTCTCTGTACTCTTTGCTCAAAGCTCATTAAACAGCTTCCTGCTCAGGCGTAACTACAACTTGGGCGACCGACTTATCATTTATCTCTTGGAGATAAAAAGTGATTGGGCCCGAATCGTGCGTAAGGGTAACACCTTTAGCTATTTGGAAGGAGAAAGCACCGCTTGCTGGCTTTTGCACTGCAAAGTCGAAGAACTGGTCTATCGGCTTAGTAGCATTTACAGAAGGGTCTTGAGGTGCTGACGCCTTGGCTGGGTTAATAATAGTAGCTTTGAACTTAAAGTTACCAAGCTTCGTAGTGGCAAAAAGTTTACCTGGTCTTGCCAACAGGTCTAAGATATATTTATTCATATATACTCCATAAAACAAAAGAGAGTTAATTCCCTCTTCTTATAATGGTGGGGTAGAAACACCGAGCTTGTCGAAGGTGTTGTTAATTAACTGAGGGTAGTAAATCATACAAGGTTCCAACTACTAGATTTGTAAAACAAGGTTCCAAATGTCGAATCGGGGAAGGGGGTGGTCAAATGATGATAGTAAGGGCACTGCGTGAGCAATCTAGGAAAAAATTTTACTAAAAAAATTTTCTAGCAAATTTTTATGCTACAGTGGGCAAGCATGAGTACAAAGAAATGTACTTCTTGCAAAAAGGAGCTATCTTTATCAGAGTTTTTGACCAAGAATGATCGTGGTCCAGTTCTTTCAAAAAAGTGTAAAACTTGTTCTTATGCGGTACGACAGAAGAATGCTAGTGCAACACCTCAGAATTATTTGACTCGTTTGTTTGGTCAACTTAAACATGCGAGAACTAAGAAAAAGAATAAAAAAGTTGAGTGGGATATTGAATTAGAAGATGTTTTGGAACTGTGGGAAAAACAAAACGGTAAGTGCGCACTGACTGGTTTATTCATGACATACCATAAAGATGGTAGTGGAAACAGAGATTTAAATGCTTCTATTGACCGAATAGATCCAGATGTTAAGTATGTAATCACCAATATCCAATTAGTTTGTAGTAGAGCAAATACGATGAAACACACATTAAAAGAAGATGAGCTTTATTGGTGGGCTAAAAATATAGTAGAATCCAAAGAAAATGACTGATAAAGACCAAAATTTTGAACAAGAAAGGGCCGAGCTTCAGTCTCATTATCCCTATGTCGACGTCAAGCTTAATGAATTGAGTGTTCAAGAAGAGCGCTTAATTCTTTTTCATCTCCGTGGCATGTCGAAAGCTGCAGCGGGACGCGCAGCTGGATATAGGGATAATGAGCATGTTTATAAAGTATTTAAGAAACCAGCAGTACAAAAAATGGTTGCTAAGATGCGTGAAGAGTTCAAAGAAGAGATTAAGTTTGATAAACAAACAGCGACAAGTATGTACTTGGAAGCACATCGTAAATCTGCAACAGCGACAGAAGAAAAAGTTATCACCGATTCATTGTGCAAGCTCCACGGTCTATTTGCTCCAGAGCATGCTACACAAATCAATATCAATCTGGATAGAACTGTAGAACAACTAGAGAAACTACCAGACTCTGAATTACTTAAGATAGCGGGAACTGATAACCAATATCTCATGCCTAAAAAGGATGGAAATAAAAAAGATTGAATGTTTAACGTGTAAAGCGTTACATCCAGATACGTTGTACCCGAGCGACGATCAGATCTGCGTGTACTGTAAAGCCGACGAAGCAGAACGTATTGAAGAACCTGTAATTGAAGAAGTTGCAGAAGAACCAACTCCAGAAGAGACTGAACAATTAAAAGCTCAAAAGGAACTTGCATTACGTGCCTTGTCACGTAAACATTTGTTACCATTTGTTGAACGTTTTAATCCAGACTATTTAGCAGGTTGGGTACACAAGGACATATGTCTACGGTTGGAACAGTTTAGTCAAGATGTAAATGACAGAAAGTCACCTAGACTTATGTTGTTTATGCCACCACGACATGGTAAATCTACTTTAGCTTCTGTTGCGTTTCCAGCTTGGCATTTGGGTAAGAATCCTGAGCATGAGTTTATTAGTTGTTCGTACTCTGGATCGTTGGCCATGAACTTTAGTCGTAAGGTTCGTCATCAACTGAGAGAACCTAATTTTAAAAATGTCTTTTCTGGTGTATCGCTCGACCCTAGTTCGCAGTCCGTAGAATCATGGAATACAACCAAGGGCGGTGGTTATGTAGCAGCGGGTGTTGGTGGTGGTATTACTGGTAAAGGAGCACACGTGCTCGTCATCGATGACCCAGTAAAAAACAGAGAGGACGCAGAATCTGAGTACAATCGAGATGCAGTCTGGGATTGGTATACATCTACTGCTTATACACGACTGGCCCCTGGAGGTGGTGTACTCGTAATTCTTACACGATGGCACGATGATGATTTAGCTGGTAGGTTATTACAAGCGGCAGCCGCGGGCGCGGATCAGTGGGAAGTTGTTAAGTATCCAGCCATCGCTGAGAAGGACGAAAAGTTTAGAGAAAAGGGCGACGCGCTTCACCCAGAGCGATATAGTACGGAAGCTCTGACCCAGATTCAAAGAGCGGTAGGTCCACGAGACTGGTCGGCGCTGTATCAACAAAACCCAGTATCGGACGAAGGTGAGTACTTTAATCGAGAAATGATTAGGTATTACGATGAAAATGAAGTAGACTTTGACAGATTACGCTTCTATTGCGCATGGGATTTAGCGATTGGTCAACGAGAACGTAATGATTACTCTGTAGGAGTAGTTGTTGGTGTTGATGAATACGATAATCTATATGTAGTAGATTGCATAAGAGGGAAGTACGACGGTTTTGAACTTGTTGAACAAATACTGGATCTTTTTGAGACGTGGCGACCACATGTTGTCGGTATTGAAAAAGGTCACATAGAGATGGCATTAGGTCCGTTTCTACAAAAACGTGTTCGAGAACGTGGACTTAACGAAGCTTATTTCAAAGATTTGAAAGTAGGTAGACGAGATAAGGAAGCGAGAGCTAGAGCAATACAAGGTAGAATGCAGCAAGGCATGGTATACTTTCCGAAAGATCCGGTATGGGTTGGTCCGCTGATTGCGGAACTTTTGCGTTTTCCAAACGGGGTACATGATGACCAAGTGGATGCGTTAGCATGGATAGGATTAATGATGACAGAATTCGCTACCTTTGTAGAGAAGATAGAACATGAACCGTCTTGGCGAGATAAATTAAAATATTTAGCTAAAAGTGAAAAACGTAAAACAGCTATGAGTTCTTAATGGATTACAGCAAAAAGAAAAAAAAGTTAAGTAAAGAAGAAGAGCATCTAATAGCAATCAACCAATTTGAGCGTTACGAACGTGCGCGCGATAACGGTCACCTTGACTATATTGAAACTGCTAAAAAATGTGATGCTTTCTATCGCGGTAATCAATGGGATGCAGCAGATGTTGCAACATTAGATGATGAAGGGCGTCCTGCTCTTACAATTAATACAATACTTCCTACGGTTAACACTGTGTTAGGTGAACAAAGTACTCGAAGAGCTGAAATTACTTTTAAACCTAGGGGTGCAGGTAATCAACAAATAGCAGATGTTTTAACAAAGTTATATTTACAAATCAGTGATAACAACAAACTACACTGGTTAGAATCCCAAGTTTTTGCTGATGGTCTTATTCAAGACCGAGGTTACTTTGATGTAAGAATAGATTTTACGGATCATATCCAAGGAGAAGTGCGTGTAAGTACCAAGGATCCGTTAGATATTCTGATTGACCCTGACGCCAAGGAGTATGATCCCAAAACTTGGAATGAAATATTTGAAACCAAGTGGATGAGTTTAGATCAAATAGAAGAACAGTATGGAGTTGAAGCCGCAGACCGTTTAAGAGTAGCTGCAGAATATGGCAGTACTATGGGGCAAGACTCAGTTGAATATGAAGAAACACGATACGGTGATACGTATACTGGCGTAGAGTACAACCAAGGTAGCACAGCTAATCCAGAAGAAAACCGACAACTACGTTCAGTACGTGTTATCGAAAGACAATACTACCAATTAAAAGATTGTATGTATTATGTTGATAGAGTTACTGGAGATATGCGTAAAGTTCCGGGTAACTGGGGTAAACGTAAAAGAGAAAAGTTTGCTGATGAGTTTGGTCTAGATATCCTTACTCGTACTGACCGTCAAGTACGTTGGACTGTAACTGCTGACAAAATAGTATTACATGATGATTGGTCTCCTTATGACTGTTTCACTATAGTGCCTTACTTCCCTTACTGGAGAAGAGGTAGACCATTTGGTATGGTAAGAAACTTAATATCTCCACAGGAACAACTTAACAAAATAAGTTCACAAGAACTTCACATAGTAAATACTACAGCTAACAGTGGTTGGGTTGTAGAAACAGGGTCATTAAATGGTATGACCGCTGACGATTTAGAAGAACACGGTGCGGAAACTGGTTTAGTACTAGAGTATAATCGTGGCTCATCTCCCCCTGCGAAGATACCACCGAATCAGATTCCCACCGGCCTAGATAGAATAAGTCAAAAAGCTGCTGCTAATATTAAACAGATTAGTGGTATTAGTGACGCTATGTTAGGTACAGATTCTCCTGAAGTTTCTGGTATTGCAATACAAGCAAAACAAAATAGGGGAGCACTTATGATTCAAGTGCCACTAGATAATCTACAAAAAACTAGACAATATCTAGCAGAACACATACTAAAAGTAGTTCAACAATACTACACAGAGGAAAGAATTGTACAAATCACTGATGAAAATGATCCTTTCAAACAGAGCCAACCTATGGTTGTAAATCAAGTAACTCCTGAAGGAGAAATAATAAATGATTTAACTTTAGGTGAGTATGATGTTGTTGTAGGCACTATGCCAACTAGAGATAATTTTGATGAAGTTCAGTTTGCTGAGGCAATACAATTAAGACAGGTGGGTGTACCAATTCCAGATGATATGATTGTTGATTATTCACACATGGCTAAAAAAGCAGAGATTGCACAACGCATACGTATAATGCAGGGTATGGAACCACCGTCTGAGGAAGAAGCAGAACTAGCTGCGTTCCAAGCACAAGCACAAGTACAAAAAATACAGCTAGAATTAGCTAAAATGGAAGCCGAAGTACAGAATTTACAGTCCCAAGCTCAATTAAATGCTGCGAAAGCGCAAGAGTCAACGGCTGATCCACAGATAAAGATTGCTGAGTTGCAAAGTAAAATGCAGATGAAGCAACAAGAACTTGCCTTACGTCAAGAGCTATCCGCACTAACAAATGACATGAGGAAAGGACAAAGTGAAACCCAAGCGGCAGCAAAAATTGCCACCGCAGCTATGAAACCATCAGGAGGTAACTAATGGCTAAAGATAAAAGTACAGATGAATTAGTATTCGACGGTATGCCGGGTGCTGATGCAAAAACTGAAGAGGATGTACAACCTTTTCAAGTAGATATGAACTTTGAAGACGAACCCAAGGAGGAAACCGTTGAAGAAACAGAAACAGAAGAAGAAACAACAGAAGAAGAACCTGTTGCAGAGGAAGCAACAGAAGAAGTTGCAGAGGAGCAAGTCGAAGAGCCTGTTGCAGAGGAAACAGAAAGTGAGTCAGAAGAAACAGAACAAGAGAGCGTTCCGGGAAATGATGAGCAACCTGTGGAAGCAGTGGAGGAAGGATCAGAGAAACCTGAAGTAGAAGAAGTTGCAGAAGTAGAAGAGCCAAAATCCCCTATGGTGCCTAAGTCGCGTCTTGACGAAGTTCTTGCAAAGAACAAAGAGATGCAAAAGAGGCTACAGGATATAGAAGGCGAAAAAACAGACGCACCAGAGGTTCCAGAGTATGATTTTGTAGCTAAAGATAAAGAATACCAAGAACTTATACTAGATGGCGAGACTGAAAAAGCCGCTGCTCTTAGAAATGAGATAAGACAAGCGGAAAGAACGCAGTTAATGAGTGAAATGCAGAGCCAAATGGGCCAAACTGTTCAACAAGACAGAGAACAACACGAGTTAGCTAAAAAAGCTTCAGAAATAATGGAGGTTTTTCCTATTTTTGATGAAAAAAGCAAGTCTTTCGATGAAAAATTGACTCAAGAAGTCATGGAATTGCGTGATGCTTTTATATATCAAGGGTATGGTGCCGCAGATTCGTTAGCAAAGGCTACTGAAGTTACTCTATTAACTAAAAAACCAGAACTTTTACAAGCTTCTGACGAACCAAAAGCCGATCCTGCGCCTACGTTAACAAAAGCAGTGCAAGAAAAGAAACAAAAAGCTACTGTGCAGAAAAAAGTAGAAGCTTCGCAGGCGCAACCACCTGAAATGAAAGGTGATTCTAGTAAAAACAAGAAAGTAGTAGATATAAATACACTTTCTGATGATGAATTTGGTGCACTACCAGAAGAAACTTTACGCAGAATGCGTGGTGACTTTGACTAAATAGTAGTATAGTATTAAAGAATTCGTCCGTTGGAACGATATCCAACTACTGGTCGTTCAGTATAAAAATCGTTTTTTCGTCTACAACGACGTTAACTGTTCGAGGTCGTGCTCGTAAAACCTACGGCATCGTATCCCAACGATAAAGGGTATACGGGATATCGCCCCAAATAGCGATTGGTTATTTTATTAATTTTTATTTGGAGGGCCTAATGGCTAATACAAATTTTAGCGCGTTGACCAGTGAACAGCTTACTATCTGGTCTCGTGATTTTTGGCGAGTCGCTCGAAACATGTCCTTCATTAACCAATTCGCGGGTAGTGGACCCAACGCTATGGTTCAGAGAATAAATGAACTTACTCAATCAGAAAAAGGAGCTAGAGCTGTATTAACACTTTTAGCTGACATGACTGGTGATGGTATCGTTGGTGATAACACTCTCGAAGGTAATGAAGAAGCACTAAGAGCATTCGACATCGTTGTACAATTAGATCAATTAAGATTTGCGAACAGACTATCTGGTCGTTTAGCGGATCAAAAATCTGTTGTCAACTTCCGTGAGCACTCAAGAGACGCACTTGCATACGCAATGGCAGATAGAATGGACCAAATTGCATTCTTAACCTTGGCTGGTATTGATTACAACAGAAAGAACAACAACATCGGTGGTTCTGCTGCAACTAGACCAGTATTAGGTTCAGGTGCTAACTTGTCTGATCTTGCCTTTAATGGTGATGTAACTGCTCCTACTTCTAACAGACACAGAAGAGTAGACGCAACTAATGGTTTAGTTGCTGGTGACACTTCTGCTTTAGTTGCTGCTGACAAAATGTCTTACAGCACTATTGTTGAGTTGAAAGCATTTGCTAAAGACCAATACATTAGAGGTATGAGAGGAAATGGTAATGAAGAGATGTATCATCTTTTCGTTACTCCACAAGTAATGGCTGATCTGAAACTAGACACTGACTTCTTAGCTAACGTAAGAAGCGCTGGTATCAGAGGACCAAACAACGAACTATTTGCTGGATCTTCTAGCTTAATGGTTGACGGCGTTATGGTTCACGAATTCAGACACGTACCAAACACTTCTCAAGGTACTTCAGGTACTCAGAAAGGTGGATCTGGTAGTGATGTTGATTTCGCTGCTAACCTATTCTGTGGAGCTCAAGCTCTTGCTATGGCAGATATCGGTTTGCCTGAAATAGTTGAAGACACTTTTGACTATGGAAACCAAAACGGTATTTCTATCGGTAAGATCATGGGTCTTAAAAAACCAGTCTACAACTCTGACATTTCTGGTCAGAATGAAGACTTTGGTGTAATCAGAGTAGATTGCGCATTTTAATTAAGATTGGGGTGGTCTTCGGACCACCTCTTTCTACTAAACAGGAGTTTTAAATGAAAGAAAGAAAAACTATGAAAGTTATCTCAGAAATAGATTTGTATGTATCACTGAAAACTGGTGATGCTGTTCGTTTATACGCAGGAGAAGCAAGAGAATTTCCAGAGTATATTGGATACGCTTGTTTACAAGCTGGGGCTAAAGAAGTAAGAGAAGAGCCCAAAACAATAGAAGATGTTATAGAAGAAACTACAGAAAAACCAAAACCAAAACCTAAAACAACTAAGAAAAAGTAGATGGCTGGCACGTTACAAGCACAACATATTTTATCCAGGGTACGTAATATACTTCAGGATAATACTGGTGTGCGTTGGACCGACGGCGAGATGTTTGATTATTTAAGTGATGCGCAAAGAGAAATTGCAAATTTACGACCAGATGCTACTGCTACGCATGCAAATGTACAGTTAGCAACTGGCACTGAACAAACAATACCTACAGATGGTTTAAGATTAATAAAAGTAGTAAGAAATATGTCTGGAACTGCTACAGATGCAACAGGAGCTAGAGCAATTAGGTATGTAGACATTGAAACACTAAATATTAGTGATCCAAATTGGCATGATCCTACAGTAGCCGGTGATGCTGCACATGGCACTCAAGTAGAACACTATATGTTTGAACTTAGAGATCCACGTAAATACTATGTATACCCCGGAGTTGCCGGTAACGCTTATGTAGAAATAGTGTATTCTAAAAACCCTACTAGTATTGGAGCTAACACTGATTTAATACAAGTAGATGATATTTTTGCAAACGCACTTATAAATTTTGTTCTTTACAGGGCATATTTAAAAGACTCTGAGTTTGCAGGTAATCAGCAACGCGCTGGAACTCACTTCCAATTATTTACACAGAGTATTGCTGCTGGGTTACAATCAACTGATGTTAATCTTCCACAACAAGAGGCAGTAAGTGGCTAGTTTCGATTCTTTAGTAAAAGAGATATTACCTTATGTACCTGGTTGTCCAGATAGCCTTATAAAAACACATTTAAGGGCTGCTACCATAGAGCTTTGTGAGAAAAGTAAAGCTTTTACTCATGATCTAGACCCGATAACTACAATATCAGGAGTTTATGAGTATGAGTTTGACCAACCATCTGGAACTGATGTACATCAAATACTATGGGCCACTTATGATGGCAATGATTTAGACCCTATAAGTCCAAGAAGTTTAGAGTTAAATTATCCCGATTGGAGGAACAAATCAGGTATACCAACTGTGTATTTACAAAAAACTCCGGACACTTTTTGGTTGGTACCAGTACCTAATGCAAAAAATGTAAATGGTTTACTATTAAGTGTAGCCTTAAAACCAAGCAGAACTAGTAATAATATAGATACTAATTTTAGTAACGATTATAGAGACGGTATTATTTATGGCACCATATTTAGATTACTTAGAATCCCACAGAAAGCATGGACTGATTCCATAGCTGCTTCTGACTACTTTAATCTGTTTCAAGCTGAAATATCTGATGCAGAGTTACGTGGTAGAGGCGGTAATATTGGTGTAAAAAGAACAGTTAAATATAAAAGCGCAGGTTTATCCCCAAGGAAGAGGTATGGACGATATGGCAAAGAGTTGGACTATTAATGGTAAGGTTTTCGAGTACATTCCATTAGAGGATGTCAAAGTTGCTTACAATACAATAGAACCGGATCTTAGAAAAGTAGCCAAAAAGTCGTATGCCGATTGGATACCCGCCGATGTATACGCAGCATTGCGAAAAGGCAGTTCTGAGTTATACATGGTATATGAGGATAAATATTATGCGGGTTTTGTTATAGTATCAATTTTAGATGATGCTGGAGGAGAGAAAACACTACATATTTGGGTTGCTTACAGTAGACCCAAATATAATATAATAGGTGCAGGTGTAGAGTTTTTAGAGAGTCTAATACAAAACACTAGCATAACAGGAATGGAGTTTCATTCCGACCGTTCTGGATGGAGTAGAGCGGCTAAAAAGCACGGATTTAAAGCAGTAACAACAGTATATAGAAAGGACGTGTAATGGGTAGTAAACCAAAACCTCAAGATTATAAACCGAGTGAGACTGAAAAAACTCAAGCGGCTATAGCTGCAGAAGAACAAAGGTATTTTGAACAGACTTATCAGCCTTTGTTTATAAAACAAATGCAGAGAGCTGCTGAAAGAAAACTTGCTCCTACTTTTCGTGGTAGAGCGCAAGCTGACACTATGCAGGCTCTTACTGGTTCAGGACCACAGCTTGGTGTAGTAAGTGGAGTATCAGATGCTGCAGACAGAGCTATGGGAGCGGTAAGTAATATTGCTGCTAGTACTACACAAGCGGCAAAAGCTTCTCAAAGCGATCAGATGAATTCTTTATCACAAAGTTTAGGTCTTGGTTCTGCTGCTTCAAGTGGTTTAGCTAGTGCAAGTAGACAAGCTGCTTCTAGAGGGTTAGCTGAAGCTCAAGCCAAACAACAAGTAAGAATGGCAAAAAATGATGCTCTGTTCTCAGCAGCAAAAGCAGGTTTGAGTATGGGTATGAGTAATATAGCGTCTGGAGGCAGTTTCTTTAAGGGTAAACAAATAGGGGTGGATAATAAAACCAATAAATTAATGGAATACGATACTAACTTTTTTGGTAAGAGGATAACTTAATAATTATGTTTTTTAGTTCTTTTAATCTTGGTAGCGCTCTTGCGGGTTTAGGAAGTTTAAATCTAAATCTTGGCTCCATGCCTAATTATGGGGGAGGTTTTACTATGCCTACTACTCCAGCACCCACTGCAAATAATAGAACTAGTACTGATATAGGTACTTTTAATTATAGGCCCGGAACTTATAATGCTGATAACTTACCTACAGTATCTGACCCAGATAAAACCTTTGCAGATGTTTCAAAAAGACAGAAAGAATTTGTTATTGGGTCTGTAAGACCTTTTGAAAAACAACTTTTAGATAGATTAGATAGTACAGAACTAATAGATCAGATCCCTCAAGATGTAGAACAACAACAGGAGATTGCAGCAGGGGTTGCTAGAAGAGATAGAGAAAGGTTCGGGTTTGAAAGGTCTCAAGCTTTAGCTAATGAACAAGCGAGGGCAGTACAAAGAGGTGGTGCTTTAAATTTAGCTGGTGGTTTAAATAATGCAAGACTTGAACAGGACGCAATAAATCGTCAACAACTAAACCAGTTAGTAGATTTTGCAGGTGGCATAAACAGAGCTAATCTAAGTAGCTTAGGTAATGCTGCTAATTTAAAAACTCAGAGAGATAATGCATATACAGCTGCAAGAGCACAATCAAAAGCACAGCGTTATGGATTTATTGGCTCGTTATTCGGGATGATTTAAAATGACTTTACAAGAGGCTTTAAGACAAAAAAATACAAATAGTATTCGTAACGCTTTGTTAGTTTCTGAAAATAATAGAGCGATAGACACAGCTGTGGGGTTGGAATTTGCAAACAGAACACAAGCAGTTCAGACAGGATTACTAAATAGTGCAGCTAATCTTTTAAGAGATGAGGCTAATAACCCATTATCTGATGAAAATAGGGAGATTTTACGTACTTACACAGAAAACCCAAGTGACGGAAAAGCTTTTTTTGGCGCTTTAAGAATTATTGAGGGTAAAGATGGAGCAATTAGAGCTTTAAATGATATGGGATATACTGCAGGAGCTACAGGTAATAATGCTTTAGCTTTAGGAGATTTTAATATTGAATCTGGTGTGATTGCTCCTACATTTATTTCTAGAGATTATGACAGGGAACAAGTAGTAAGTGCCCCATTTACTGCTGGAGGTAAAAAATTTTCAGATGGTGCAGAGCCTTTGGTAGTCCCAATTGAAAGTTTTGAAAATTCTTTGACCCAATATATTAGAAATATTAATAGCTATGTTGATCGAAACCCTCTTGGCACAAATCCAGGGCAAAGCCTTGCAAGTGGGTACAGGCCAGTTCGTGCTGGAGGAATACTTCAACCATCTGCTTTAGTACAAAAGATACTTTCTGGGGAAAAAACAGATTTAACAGAGCAAGAATTAAAAGAAGCACAAAACGACCCATATGTACAAAAACTTATAGCGGATACGGAAACACCAGTTGATGAAGCTGGTAAACTTAATAGTTTTACTCCTGACAGTAACGTAAGTGCTCAGAACCGTAAAAATATAGAGCAGTCTAATCTTATACAACCTGCCTCTACTACAGTAGACACAGGTGATTTAGAGGGTACAGCTTTATATAAAGCGTTTAAATTTGACCCGAGTGGTAGGACTGGGGCTTCTTTGCCTGCGGATTCTATGTATATACCTGGAGTTATTCCATATGGCATATCAGCTGAAAAATTTGCGACATTGTCTGCAACTGAACAAAAAGACTTAATACAACAACAAAAAGTATTTAGTTTGAGGACTATAGGAGACAATGTTAGAGATAAGTTAAGAGAAATTGGTATAGATAACTTAGATGCTGAAACTAAAGCTTTTTATGAAAAATTTGGTGGGTTACGAAAACTACAAACTCAAAGAAGTCAACTTGTTGTAGAAAGTCCTACAACAAAACCTGGAGGTTTTAAACAGGATAGACCTCTAGGTAATGCACTATTAAATTCAGATGTTTATAGACAAGAATTTGAAAATGATCCAGTAGCATTTGCTAAAAAGTATGCAAATGATCCTGAATTTCTTAAAAATTCTCCTAGTAAAAAAGAACAAACTACTAACAGAATTAAAGCAACTAAAGGTTTTGCAAATGAAACAGAGTTAGTAGATTTTTTAAGAGCAAATACTGATAGCAACACCGGTATTATGGATGTTGGCTATCTTAGTGATAAAGCTAAATATAATATTGCTTATGCTGCACAAGTAGCAGCCAAAAAAGATGGTATTTTAAGTAGCAACGCTTTTTCTGATAGTTTGTTAAATTTAATTGACTATGGAATTTTTACAACAGGGGCTTCTGCTGGTATGGATAGCGATTATCGAGAGATGAGAGACAACGTCACAAGCAAAAAGTTTTATACAGACTTGTCCGATACTGTTAACACTATATTCGCAAGTAGTTTTAGTGCGGATGATGTTGAAGAGCAACTTGAAGACGCCGACAACTATAAAAAATTAGAATTTGATTTATATCAATTTGCAGAAATCGCAACCTCTGAAGAATTTGATGTTATCGCTCCCCTAATGGCAAACACTATGACTTTAAATGCAGTTTCAGCTAGTAGTTCTGGATGGGCCGGACTGTGGAGAGATATTTTTGGACCAACCGCAGGAAGTTATGATCCAGATAATACTAGAGCGGACTTTACTGTTTTTTATAGAGCCCCAAACGGTGAATCTAGACCGGTTGAAACTTTAGCGGAGATAAGATTATTAAAGAAGGGTGCACTTAAATTAGATAAAGTACATTTACTTCAAGATGGAAGAAAAGTTGGAAGAGACTTAAAGAAAAGCGATTTTACAGATTCTGAATTGCTTGCAGCAATGGCAAGGAGTGTGCAATTAGCTCAAGAAAGAAATTAAAATGTCAGAAACAAAAAGAAATTTATCTGACTTTTTTGTAGAAGAAAAACTTAGAGGTCAACAAAAAAGCCAATTACAGCAAGCTAGGTTTGTTCGCGAGTCTCGAAAAGACCCCGAAACAGACGGTTCCAAAATAGTACAAGCTAGAGAAGGTTTTGCAGAGTATTTCTCTGCCGGCCTTCAAATAGGTAGGTCTCAACTAGAATCTGATATTAAAAGATTCCAAGCTATGGGAAATCTTTTTATTGGGGATGATGAAGCTGCGGCATATCGTTTATCTGAAGCTCGTATTATAGATGGCTATAATGATGGTTTATTCGAGGAGCTCGAACCTTTTTCTGATCTTTTAGAAGACCCTAACTTTAACTCTTTATCTGAACAAATAGGTAAAGCAATAGGACAATTTACCCCTTTAGCATTATCTTCGTTAGCTACTGGTTTTACTGGGGCCGCTGTTTCTGTATTAGGTAGGGGAGCTTTTACTGCTTCTTCTAGAGCAGGAATGAAGGAGTTATTCTCGGGCGCTTTAAAAAAGAAATCTTTAAAGCAAACTCTTTCACCCGAAGAAAAATTAATTTTAGAAACCAGTCGTAGTATAAGTAGGTTTGGTGTTCGTGGCGGTATCGGGGGAGCATTTACCCAAGAACAAGTTGTAGGTTCAGCACAAGCGTTAGCAGAATTTGAAGATGCAGGTAAAGAAATTACAAGAGATGAGGCTTTTGCTGCTCAAGCTTTAGGTATACCTCAAGCTGTTTTAGGTACACTATCCGAAGGGTTGTTTGCGGCTTCTTTGTTTAAGTTAGCATTTCGTAAGTCGCCTCTAGGTTTAGCTCAACAAAAACAAAAGTTAGGTAAAAAGTTAGACGCACAAGAACAACTATTAATTGATTTAGCTGAAAAAAGAGCTAAAGGAGAGTTTTTAACTAAAGCTCAAGACAAACTTTATAGAGATTCTGTAAATCCAGGTTCTTATTTTGGGAATGTAATGAAAGATGTAGCGAATGCTACAGCTGCTTCTGCTACAGCTGAAAGTATTACAGAACTAGGTCAAGAAGAGATTTTAATACAACAAAGAAAAGCTATAGACCCTGAATACTCTAACCAAGAAGCTAACTTACGTAGAGCTGAGTCTGCTTTCGCTGGTTTCTTTGCTGGTGGTGCGAGATCAGCAGCTACAGCTCCAATATCTAGTGTATTTAAAACAGCAAGGCAAAAGCTACAGCAAGTTAGAGATGATAAAGCATATGGAGGATTGAGAGAAGAGCAGTATGGACCAGTGTCAGGTATGCCTATACCAGAAACTAAAAAACAGTTAGAGACACAACTAGAACAATTTAAAGATGGTAAGAAAGACGCTATTTATGTATCAGAGGGTATGGAGTTTTCTAAAGATATGTTAAAAGAAGCAGGTATAACAGACGCTGACTCTATAACAGTTCCGGGTATTGGTACATTTATTACTAACAATCCAGAAAAGTTTTCTAAACTATTAACTGCTCAAGCAGAAAATAACCTACTTAATAATGCGTTTTTAGCAGACTTTTTAGGTTATTCAAATGTCGGTACAGCTACAGATGATATTGTAGTTACCGTAATCGATCCCAAGACTGGAGAGATTATTGAGCAACAAACTACTGATACAGAGGGACAAGAACTTGCAATCCGTAACTTTAGAGAAAGGTATGGTGAAGATGCAGTTATTGAAACCCAAATTTTAGACGACGCTGTAAAAAGTAAAAAAAGTAAAAATGATGTAGAAGTAAGACAAGAAGGCGGAACTATAGATGAAGATTTAGACGATATTGAAAGAGCTCAATTTACAGCTGAAGGTAGGATGGATGAGTTTGGTCAAGAGCTCGGTATAGAAGAAGCTTTTGATTTATCTACTGCGGAAGGTGGCACCAGTTATATATTAGTGGGTCCAGAGAAAGGTAAACAAACAGGAGAAAAAAATAGGTTTGGTAAAGTTATTGGAGACCCCGATAGTTTTAATCTTATCGACCCTGAAACTGAAGCTAACTATGGTGCTGAACAACGTGCAAAGTTAAGAGAAAAAAGAAATAAAGTTATTGCAGATATAGAAGGTAGGGATTTTGAAAGCACTCGTACAGTTTTTGGACAAGAGGTGCCTACCGGTTCAGCCATAGATGAAGGTGCTGATTTAAGACCTGATTTAGCATTTATTAATCAGTTAGGCGACGGACCTTTAGATAAATACTTAAAATTTGTAGAAAGAAATCCTAATGTAGATCTTCAATTTGAATTAGGCGCAGATAATAAAGTCCGTCTTAGAATTCAAGCACAACCAGGAGTTGGTAGTGGGATAGTAGCTACCGAAGAAGAAGCAGTAAGAAGAGCCCTAAGAGTAGCTAGAATGTCAGCTTTTAAGGACGACAATAAAACCACAGGTTTTAATTCTGAAACTAAAGATTTTAAATGGTTTTTAGATATTCCAAATGCTAAAAATGAGGATAGAACAAATAATAATACAGACCAAAAACCTATAAATATGAATAAACTTTTACAAGAAGCTCAAAAAATATGGTCTGCAGATGTAGACGCTGGGACTAAAAGTAATTTTAATTATAGGCAGCAACTAGCTTTAGGTTTTGGACAAATATTTGCTACTCTTTCCGATTTAAAAAACAATGAGGGAAATCCAATAACTCTTAACTATTTAGATAAAAATACAGGAGAAGTCTTTAATCTAACAAATATGGCTAGCACTGACACTAATGCTGTAAGTCGAGTACCTATCTATTTTGATTTTAAAGATAAAAAATATTATACGCTTACCGAGTTATCAAAATCTGAAGTATCTCCAACAAAAAGTATTAAGGAGAGCATTTTAACTTTAGCAGGGAGAATCCTTGCTGTAACTTCTTTTCAAGAAGGATTACAAGGCAGACCCACGTTTGATGACCCTAAATTAAAAGCACAGGGTATTGGTACTAAAGCTGGAAACTTAATCGATGTTAATCCAGTAGAAACTCCTTTATATAGAGTAAAAAATCTAAAAGCAGATGTTACTGTTACTTTAGGAACGGAGAAAGGGGCTAAAAAAGTGACCATAAAAAATGGCGATATTATAGATGACCCACTTAGAATAGCTTTACGTGAAACTAATTATGTAGCTGGTCAAGAAGACCCGGTTTTGACTGAAAGATTAAGTAGTGAAGAAGGTTTAAATACTCAAGTAAGAGTTAAACAAGGTTTTACCCGATTCCAATATAGTTATAGCGATATTTTAAGAGCCATGATTGGCCCCGAAGCAGCAAAAGAATATATAGGAAACTTTAGTCCAAACGAGGGCTACACTTTAACAAAAGCACAATTTGAAACCTATTTAGACAACTTTTTGGGGAAAGCAACACCTGAAGCTGCAGTTATGGAGGGATTTGCTATTGAACCTGAAGATGCACTTTTTAATCTAGAAGATTTTGCTACTCAAGTTGGAGTATATACAGATACCCCTAGAGATACTGCAGAGTCTCTCAATAATATGCCCGGAGTGGGAGGGTCTAATGAATTTGCTATTGGTCAAATAGAAGGTTTTTTGAGACAAGGGTTACATTTAAACAGAACTACTTTTGAACTTTCTGATAATGAAATAGCTTATCAACAACAAGTTGCTCGTATGGAGCAAGATAGACCAAACCGTGGAGAATCCCCTTTAGATAGAGTAGAAAGACGAAAACTAGCAAGACAGGAAACTAGAAGAGTCGATATAGAAGGTGTAAGAGTCTCTAGCACAGTAGCTCAAATGTTTAATGAAGAGGGCGAAGGCACCTTTGAAGAGCGTGTAAGAGAAGGGCAGTTTATAAAAGAACCAACTCTGATAAGAGGTTTGAAAGGAGTAGTAAAAGACCTTGGGTTAAATAGAGATACAGTGGTAATTGCTTCTAATGAAACAGATTTAACTATTGGTTTAGAAGGCACTTATACAACACCAAATGATGCTGAAGGTAAATCACCAAACCAAATATCTGGTATTGGTGGTATCAATGCTTTTATTCGTAAACAGCAAGAAGAAGTAGAAAATGATACTAATCCTAATAACTTTGCTCGTATCATACAGTTTGCTGATAAAGATGTAATTATCTTAAAGAGTTACCAAGCAGATGAGTTAAGTGGGGGTAACCCAACTGCTCAAGCTGTAGAAAGAAGAACTATTGCTTTAGGGCATGAGTTTGGGCACTCTTTTTTATTTCAAGAATTAGATAGACTTAAAGACACTCCAATATTTAAAAAGGTAGAAGCTGCCTTTAACAAAATTATAGAGGCTGGAGATGCACCAGCTGCTTATTTAGGCAAGTATGGGTTTGAAGAATATTTTGCAGACCAGTTTGGTTTAGCTTCTATACAGCGTTTAAATAATATAAAAGCTAATGATGCTGTATCTAGTTTCTTTCATAGGGTTGTAAAAAGAATGGAAACTTTCTTTGGGTCTTTAACTGGAGCTTTACAAAAACGTTATGGTCAAGGAGTGACTGCAGAATTTAATGACTTTATACAACAAGTTAGAACAAAATATTTAAGTAATGCAACTAATCCAAATAATGGTTCAGGCACTAAGGCAGAGATACAGGTTAGAAATGCTATTTTTGAAGTAACAGAAAAAGCAGGTAAATGGTTAGGTGGTAAGAAAACCATTAACAAACTTAATAAATTTGTTGATGAAGCTATGTCTACTGTTGATAATACTAGTATTCCAGAAAAATCTTGGTGGGGTCTTAAGTATATTTTCTTACCTGCACATAACTATTTAGCACAACAACAAAAAAGAACTTCTGATGCTACTTCTAAAAAAGTAATACAGGATTTAGCAGATCAAACTTATATAGCCTCCAAAGAAAAAGGTAGAGGTTATGTAAACAGCCACCCTAATGCACGTGCTGAAAAAATAAATGAGTTATTAAGTTTATCTGAGTTAGGTATAGAGGATCCTTTACGTCCTACTGCTACAGAAATGGAACGTTTGGAAACTATATTTTTAGAGGTAGAAAAAAATCCAAGAGATCGTGAAGCTGGTGAATTAACCACAGCAGTCACAGCTGTAGAAAACTTTTTAAATAAATTTTGGAATGATGTTTTAAAAGAAAACAATATTCCATTTAGAGAAAATTATTTTCCTAGAGCTTTAGATTTAGCTATCTTAATGGGTGACCCTAACAAACAAAAAGCACTAGCCGACCTTTTAGCTAAAGCAAATCCTGGGCAAGGAGTTGATTTCAACAAAATAGTAGCAGAGATAGTCAAAGACGAGAGTGACGCTACTCTAGATAATTTTAATGTAGAAACCGATGAAGCAGTTTCTGATATCGCCGTAGGTAGTAATAGACTACGTGCTGAGTATTTTAAAAACCTTTCTAACTCCGAGTTAAGAGAAATAGGAGTCTTGTTACCTAGTGTTACTAGTATGTTTGAATATATAGACGCTAGTGTCAAAAGAGTTGAGTTTAACAAAAACTATACCTACAAACTCAGTGATCTTAGTCCAGCAGCTGCTAGTGTGCTTGCAGAAAGGGATATTACTTTTTCTGAGAAAGCTACGCTTGAAGGCACACCTGATGGTACTTTGGTTGGTTGGAAAGCAATTGAAGCACAGCTAGCTGAAATAAAAGACCCTAAAATTAGAAGAGAAGCTAGAAATGTCATGAAATCTATGTTGGGTAAATCAGACATTACTATGAGTCCTTTTGCAAGAAACTTAAATAGTTTCTTCTTAACCTTAAATGTTGTTACTTATCTAACTTTCGCACCATTGGCTTCTTTCCCTGATTTAGCGGGGCCAATATTATTTTCTGGTGATTATAAAGCTCTAACACAAGACCTTGTTAAAAATTTAGGAGACCTTTCTACAAAAGAAGGAAGAAAAAGATTAGAAAAATTATCTTTAGATGTTGGAGTAAACAGTGCAAGTGCATTACATCAATTTTATATAAATGCAGCAGAACAAAATTATGTTGGCCCAACTGCTAAAAGAGCTCAAGATATATTCTTTAAATACACTGGTCTAGAGGGTTTTACTCGTTTTACTAGATATTATGCAGCTGGTATGGCTCAATCATTTTTAATACGTGCTGCAGAAGGAGCAAGACAAGGTGATA